CTTCCAGCCATTTACGATCTTGTCATACGCAACTAAATCATATAAATCTACATCAATCAGTTCTGGCTCTGCGGTAAATACTGCCGCATCAGCTTGGTGAACATTTAATTCATCACCATCAACCGTAATTTTTGCTTGACCAATCGTCAAACGGAAATCTTCTGCTGCCATATTCTAACAACTCCTTATTTTTTGTAATCAAAAATAATGCTCAAAGAAAATTCTTTTCGATTTTTACTATCTTCATAAAGATAATTGAGTTCTGTAAAACAATAACTGGATAAAATAAAAAAACTACCTATCTGGTAGTTGTTTTTGGCATGATATAAATCCATAATTTTAGTTCCCAATTCCTCACCATCGACATATTTTGGAGTCCTTATTTTGAATTCGTATGTTTTCTGCCGAATCGGAGAATATAGTTCAGGAGGTAATCCTCCTAAATCAATGACACTCACAATCGTATCTGGTGAATCAGGATAAGTATTCGCAAATAAATTTTCCGCCTGAGTTAAAGTATCAATATTTTGTTCGACATTTGCGCAAAGATCGACCAATAAACTAGACATTAAATGACACCTGCCTTTTCGGCATCCCCAATATAAAATGCGGATTTAAAGTGCCCATCTCCAAAAGGTTTAGTTGGTAATCCGATAAATCGAACACTAATTGTATCTTTTTCCTTTCCATAAACTCTTTTATATGTATGCTCTGGGTCTACGATCGCTCTAAAAATAGTAAGGTCAAATTCCTTACTATTGCCACTTTCTAAAGGGTGAATGGTTAACAACTTCCCAGTCGTATCAACGTTACTTGGATCGTCATACATTCCACCCAACTCATCTTCCTTAAATCCTGCAAAGGATAATTTCATATTTTCGTAAGTTTCTTCTTGTAATTCTAAATCTAAAGTGACTGTATAATTTTTTAGCAAATATGCTATTTGGAATTGGCCATATGAGTATTTTTCATATTCTGGTACGGCATTAAACTCAACGGCTTCGGCTAGATATTTTAATTTTGTATCTCCATATGTAATTTCACATTGACCGTAAGGGATTCTTATTTCTTCGCTCATTAGTCAAACGCCTTCCTTACTTTATCCGCAAGATAATCGGAATACCGCTGGGCATTTTCCATTGTCGGTTTTTCAAGGTATTTTCTTCCCGTCCCAGGAACACTCGGTCTATAAAAATCCTCATGCATGTGTAAGGCGTATTCGGTATTAAAGCCAACTCGTGAAACGATTTCGTTTCCTTGCTTAATCGCTGGATCAACACTTCCGCTTTGTCTCAAAAACCCTTGATCTTTCGGAGCAAGATTAACGGATAAATTAAGTAAATCCTCGGATACTTCGTTTAAACCTTGCTCGATTTTAGTCTCAACATCATCAGTTATATTGCTAAATTCTTTAATAAGTTGTTCAAAAGTAAGATCTGCCATCACACAAACACGACCTTATATATGGTTTCCCCTAATGTATTTTTCTTTGGTTGTATAGATATGATTTGATATTCCACATTTTTGTATTTAATCATGTAATCTAATTGAATATCAGTTTCGGGATAAAACCAAAATTCAATGTTAGATACAACGGTTTCTCCTGCCTGGTTTCTAACCATTTGATACTTCTCTTTTGCTCTGCATTTTACCGGAACAAGAGTAGGATCTATGGGATCACCAAAGACATCCTTACCGCCAGGAATGATAATGGTACAATCTTCGTGAAATTTTAGCATGATGTTACCCCTACCTGTTTAATAATCAAAGGTTTAAGGAATGCTTTGGCAAGTGGAGAAATTAAGGATTGTGTCATTGTAAATTGCATATCGTCAACGGTATATGACGTTACACCTTCATTTTGCAATTTCATACGTTCATTATCCCTTTGCAGCATATAAATAGCCTGTTCACAAACGGCATGAAAATAAGGGGTATAATAAGCAGTCGTATTGTCGTCAAAACCATCTTTTAAACTATAACAACCTTGAATAATGGTTTCTGCCGTATTCAAGGTTTTTTGTTTTTTCTCATCGTCTAATACTTCCCATTCCTCTGAGTCAAGACGATTTAAAAAATAATTGTTTGCATCATTAAGACTTATCGTCATCAGCCTTCACCTTCTTTTTCTTAGAAGCGGATGATGTTTTCTTTTCATCTTTTTTAATTTCCGGTGTGTATGGTTTAAATCCCCTATTCTTGTAAACAACTTCATATGCTCTTTCAGTGGATTCAATAATTACACCTTCGTCATTAACAAGTTTCATGACCCCACCTCCAATTGATTTAATAATTAAGGAGTGCCACTCGGACACTCCTTTTTAAGTCAATATAAAGCAACAATATCCGTTGCTGTGGTTCCAGTCGCATATACTCGCTTGACGCAAAGTGGCATGAAACCGAATGTAAGTGACTTAAAGATGACAGTAGAACCATCGGCCATATCTACCTTTAAATCGCCTGAGCTACCTAAATATAAGGCTTTTGTAATTTCAATGTCATCGGTATCACTAGGGGTGACATTTACTGCATTTCTAAACCCCATTTGTTGCGATTGTTGAAAGTATTCGCCCTTATCGTAAGCCATAAAGGATCATCCTATTAGGCTTTTAACATCGCAAAAGCATCTTTCTTAGTGATAGCGTAAGCAACAGGCAAAATAACACGTAAAGCACTCATATCTTGTTCAGCGAGATTGTAGGTGCCAACCGTTGCCTCTGTGAGTAATTTATATTTAATTTGACCTTGTACACCGACTACGGAGTATTGCCAGTCACCGAGTACAAGTTCAGTCGTATTTTTGTTTACGCCAAAAGAATAATTAATAGGTTGGCCATAGAACATGTCGGGAGTACCAACGCTTGGCGTATAAAGGGCATTACCGTTATCATCTTTTAACATACGTGCTTTTGTTTTGAAACTGTGATGTGCCAAGAAACCATTAACATCGTAACCTTTATCTTCAACTAAGGCCATCGTATCAGAAATATCTTGGAGTAATGATGTTTCAGTAGTTCCAGACACCGAAATTGAATTTCCAGTTTCCGTAACAACACCGTTTAACGATAGTTCGAAAATCGAATCCGTTCCGTTTACCGCTTCGTCATCGAATTTACGATAGAATTGTTCGACAATCTGGGTTTTTAATTCTTCGACCACATCAACAATAGATTCATCCAACAATTCATTGGAGAACGGAATAATGACAGATAATTTCTTTGTTTCGAGATTTACAGGGCGGAATTGAACACCTTCATTTACCGGAATTTTCGATCCTTCACCTGCAAAGTAAGCTGCAACACCTTCAAGAACGCTGATTGTTTTTTTGCTGGAAGTCATTTCTTCAAGACGTGAAAGACTCATAATCGATGAACCTTTCACAACACCTTGTACGATTTCTTTCGATTGCTCGACTGGAATAATACCTTCTGCGTTTTGTCTTAAAATTGCCATAATATAAGCATCTCCTTTATGATTTTAAGTATTTTTTAAATAAAAAAAGCTAATGTCAATGGACATTAACTGTTAAAAACGTGATAAACCTTTTAAAAATCCTTTGGTTAATTTTTGGCTTGTGTTATCGGGATTATTACCGTTGTTGCCGAATGATGTGACATTTTCGGTTTTAAATAAACCTGCTTTCTCAGCATTTTCAAGCCATTTTAGCTGTTCGACTTGGTTCCCTTTGGGAATTAAACTTCTAAATTTTTCGGGAACCGCTTCTAATTTGTTCTTCAGGATTTCTTTTAATGTTTCTTCGTATGCCTTAAATTGTTCGGCAAGCGGATCATGTTTAGATTTCAACTCATTGTAGAGTGCTTCGAATTCGCCTTGTTTCTTTTTGGCATCTTCATCGGCTTTTTGTAAGTCCTTTTTTAATTTGTCTAGTTCCTCTTTAACCGCTTTGTAATTATCATTAACTTCTTTAAAGCGTGAGTACGGAACATTTTGAGGCGTGTTTTTTGCACCATCGGATGGATTCCCATCTTGGTCATTTGAAAATTGATCGTTATTATTTCCGCCATTCGTGCCATTGTCTGGTTCATATAAAAATAAATTTTTAAGTAATGCCATTGTTAATTCACTCCAATCTCATTTTTACGTCTTTTGTGACGAAATTTAGATATGAAAAAACTCTATTTTTTTGTAGAGTGATAAAACTGTTTATTGAGTTCACTAACTGTTCTGTTTAAATATTGAGGGTCACAAATTTGCCCTTTTCCTCTCAAAGCTGGAATATAGGGCACAAATACA